GACTTCCGGCTTGAGGAATGCGTTCGCCATGGTTCAGCCCCTCCTCGGGGTCTGGCGCCCCGGGGAGGGGCTGATGGTCAGTGGAAGCGCGGGATCTGAGCCGCGAGCTTCTTCGGGTCGGTCTCGGCCGGGACCTCGGTCGGGTCCAGGCCGCCGCGCCCCAGGCCGCCGCCCGGGCCGCCGAAGGCGGCGCCGAGAATCTTGGCGTCGGCCTCGATCTCCTCGGCGGTCTCGCCGCGCAGCCGGCCGAGGTGCTCCTCGGGAACGCCGTACTTGTAGCCGGCCTTCACGCGGGCGACCTCGAGGGCGGAGGCGGACTCGACGAGAGCGATCGCCGCCTGCGATTCGGCCGGATCGACGCGGTCCTGCAGCTGCTGGCGCAGCGTTTCGTTCTCGGTCCTCAGCCGGCGGGCCTCCTGGTTGGCCTTCCGCTTGGCCTCCTTGCCCTTGACCGGGTCGGACCAGTCGACGTCGTCGTCCGCCTCCGGGGCGGGCGCAGGGTCGGCGGCCGGTGCCGGAGCTGGTGCGGGCGGCGGCGTGGGGGCCGGTGCGGGATCAGGGGCCGGGGCTGGGGCGGGGGGATCCGCCGGGGCGGGAGGCGCCGGCGGGGCGGGTTCGGGAGCCGGTGCCGGTGCGGGCGGGTCACTGGGGGGATCCGCGGGCACGGGAGCGGGCTCGATGACGGGCTGGGTCATGGGGATGCGCCTCCAGGGCAGCAGAACGGCGGCCGCCTCCAGGGCAGGCCGGAAAACGAAGGGGTGTTACCTCACGGAGACGCCGCGGGCCTGAGCCCGCCGCCTCCGAGCTTCGATGGCCGCGCGGAACGCCCGGCGGGCTTCCGCACCGCCCAGGCCTCGCGTGGCTTCCTCCCACAACTCGCGGAACGCCTGGCTGTCTTCGGGCAGCCAGTCCTCGCGCGAGTAGACGGGGATGATCGTGCAGTGGCAGTTGTCGTGGAACCGCTGGATACCGCGGCCCACCTCCCAGGTGAGGAGCTGCTCCGGTGTCCACGACTCCCACCCGGCCGGCCGGTCGACGGCCCCCGGCCTGCTGGCCTGTCCACGAAAGGACGCGGACCACTCGGAGCGGTAGACGGCACCGCGGCTGGCGAGCATGGCGCAGAAGTCGCACGGGTTGGGGGCGGTGATGCGTGCCCAGCCGATGACCGCCCGGTCCGCGCGGGCCATTCCCTCCAGGAGGTCACGGCCGCCCATCAGCGCGTCCCGGTCGGCGGCGGAGGCCGCAGTGGCGCCGGCGTCGCGCATCACCTGGTCGAGGTCGGCGAGGAAGTCAGCGTCGTCCAGGCGGCCCCGACCGTCGGCGGTCTGCGTCTGCGTCTGCGTTTGCTGCAGCTGGATCAGGCCGCGCTCGGCGCGGACCGGCCCCGTCACGACCAGGGACACCGTGGCGCGGCGCTCCTCGGCTTCCTCGTCCGGCTGGGCCTCGTCCCAGTCGAAGTCGTCGTCCACCGTGATGGTCGCAGCGTCGTCCGGCTCGTGCGGCTGCACGGTCCCGGAGGCGGCCGCGAAGTCGTCACGCAGCTGCCGCAGGCTGACGGTGGGCTGGCTGACCTGGGGCTGCCCGTCCGGGTACGGCGGCAGCGTGCGGCCGATCCTCAGCGCCCGCAGCAGCCGCCCGTACGCGGCGGACAGCCGCCTCGAGCGGCCACGGTAGCCGCGCTGCGCCGCCAGTGTCCGGCTCAGCCAGCTGCCGGATGTCTCGGGCAGGTTGGTCGGCGAGACCTGCCGCCAGCCGTCCGCGGCCGCCCGGGCCGCCTCCGCGGCGAGCCGCGCCTGGGCCAGGCGGTGCTGCTCGGTCAGCCGCGCCCCGTCGTCAGCCACGGGGCTCAGCCGCCCGCATCAGCGAATCGGCGAGCGCACGCGAGGAGTCCTCGCTCGCGGACAGCTCCGGCCAGGACGCGCGGTCGGTGTCGGTGAACCCCGGCAGTTTCGTCCACACGGCCTGCTTGGGCACGCCGAGCATCTGAACGGCCTTGCCGAGTGCGTCCACGGTCTGCGACAGCGACCTCGACTCCGTGTCGGCCCACCGGACCTGGGAGGAGTAGTCGCCGGCCGCCTCCTCGTGCCCCATGATCTTGGCGCACAGTCGCATGTCGGACTCCCACGATTCGCCGAAGCCCCGCTTGAACTCGGCGACCATCCGCATCAGGGTCGTCTCGGCGGCCGCGAGCGCCTCCGCCGACAGGTTGACCATGTCGCCCAGCAGGTAGTGCGGCGGTACCTGGGAGACCACCGCGAGGTGACGGACCGACATGCCGATCGAGTCGATGTACCCGTTCAGCGGAGTCTCGTCCAGGGCCCCGAACTTGGTGTCCTTGTCCGGCGCCATCAGCAGCCGCGACGCATCTGCCGTGATCGGCTTCGGGATCGGGTTGCCGTCCGCGTCCAGCAGCGGCTCACCGGTCTCGGGGTCCCGCTTCAGCGGCGGGGTCATCCCGGAGATCGTGCGGACCTTGAAAGACCCGTACGTCTGCGCGATCAGCAGGTCGAACACGCTCTGGTTGATGCGGTCCTGCAGCGGGATCAGCGGCGCCACCACACCGGTCGTACGCCCCTCCAGGTCGACCTGCGCCGCGAACCTGCGCACCGGGCACACGCCCAGGCCGTGCGCCCGCCTGGCGCCGAGCGTCACCTTCTCCTCATCGGCAACCGCCTCGTACACGTGGGCATCGTCGTAGAAGCGGCCCTTGACCGTGCCGTCGGAGCCGGGCAGCTTCGGCATCTCCAGCGCGTACAGCGGCCACTCGTCAGACGCCGGGTCCTCGTACGCGGCCCACATGTTCCGCGCGGACAGCGCCCGGATCACCGGCCGCTTCGAGTCCTTCGCGTGCGGCAGCGTCACCGTGAACGCGTGCCCGTAGGTGATGGCCGCCCGGTACACGGCCGCCTGCCGGGCGTCCAGCCCGTTGGCCTGCCACGCCTGCCACTCGGGCGCGTCCTCGTCCGACCCCTGGCGCTGGTAGCCCTCCACCGACAGGGACTGCGCCGGCGCCGCCACCACCATCGGCAGGAAGTTGGAGATCGCCCGCTGCGTGAGGATCCGGTACTCCTGCGATGCGTTGCGCGGCGTGTACGGGCCGGCGTGCTTGCCGCGTACGTAGTTGTCGATCAGGTCCAGCAGCTTGCGGTCGGCCTTGAGGCCGTCCAGGCACTGCTGGGCCCGCTTGACGGTGTCCGCCGCCGGGACGGCAGGGGTCGTCACATCTGCCCCTTTCACAGGAAGTAGACGACGCCGGAGCGCTCGACCTGGGCGCCCTTGGCGAGCGCGTCCAGGCGGCACTGCCAGGCGAGGATCGACGCCACGGCGGCGTCGATCTTCCGGCTGCTGTCCGGGTGCGCCTTGGCGATCTGGATGCCCGACCGCGACTCGCGGCGCCGGGCGTTGAGGACGTGCCGCATCAGCGCGGACGACCCGTCGTGCGTCAGCTCCTGGTCGGTGACCGCGTCGTGGAAGGAGCGCGTCGCCCGCACGATCTGCAGGGCCCGCCCGCCGGTCATCCACCACTCGATGGGATGCGCCAGCGACGACTTCACCAGCAGCTGCGGGCCGTACTTTGCCTCCCACGCCGCGATGTGGCTCTCCCACTTCGCCGGGTCGGCGTACATGCCGATCACCTTGAAGCGGCGGAAGGCCTCATCCACCTCCGCCAGGACCTCACCAACCGGCACCTGCCACAGATCCCCGCCCGGGCCCTCCGGCTGCTCCCACACCCGCAGCTGGAACAGATGCCCATCCGAGACGCGGCAGCCCATCAGGGCAGTCGCGTCCGTGACGCCACGGTTGCGGCGCCGCGATCCGTCGAAGCCGAGGACGATCACGTCCCGGTCGGCGACGACCGTGCCCGGCGCCGAGCAGGCCGCCCATTCCGGCTGCGACAGCCAGGAGTCGGAGGCGTGCGTGATCTGGTTCAGGAAGTCGGCGCGCGCGACCTGGACGTCCGTGGACGGGTCCCAGATCGTCGCGACGAGAGTGTCCAGGTCGACGTGCCCGCCGTTGCGGTCGGCGGAGTCGCCGTACGTGTACGCCAGCCCCGACAGCAGCGAGACCCGGTCCTCGAGGTCGGTCTCCGGCGGTGCTTCGCGGTGGTCGTAGTAGAGGCCGTCGTCGCGGGCCTTGCCCTCGCGGATCTTCGCCCAGAACTGCGCCGACTCCTCGGCGACGCTGCCCTCGCCGGGGATGAACGCGTTGGGGGACTCGATCGTCGTCCCGCCGACCTTCGCCGCGTTGATCCTCATCGTCTGCGCGAGCCGCGGGCCGCCGTTGGACTTCACCCACTCCTCGGTCTGGTCCAGGACCGCGAACACCGGCTTGTTGCCCTTCACCGTCCGTGCCGAGGACGTGATCGGCTCGATGCGGCCGCGCGGCAGGTTCACGAACGTGTCCAGCGGCTCCAGCCCCGGATAGGCGTCCAGGACCGGCCCGTCGAGCATCTCCAGCAGCGGCACCCAGGTGTTCTTCGTCTGGGTCTCGGAGACCGCTGCGATCTGCACCAACGGTGTCCGTACCTCCGACCAGGGCTTGCCGACGGGCTGCCCGTCAGCGTCCCAGCCGTCCGGCACCACCGGCCCCAGCGCCTCCACGATCGCCAGCGCCGCGAGGAAGGGGCTCTTGCCCCAGCCGCGCGGCCGGCTGATGACCCCGCGCCGGAACCGCCGCTTGCCCGTACGGGGGTTGATCTCGTAGTAGCGGAGGACGAAGTCCTCCTGCTCGGGGTACAGCACGAACGGCTCGTACTCGCCGCGGTCCGGGGCCGCCAGGAAATCCGTGATCCAGTCGATGACCTCGAAACCCAGCGTGGGGACCGCTCCGGGCTCCGGCGGCTTCCACGGCATCTCAGCCCCCCGACTCCTCCTCAGGGGGAGGCAGCGCCCGCAGCACGCCTCGCCTCTCCCGGGCGGACCGGCCGCCGTCGGGCCGCTTGCTGTCCGCCTCGTCGGCCTGCGCGAACTGCATGCGCAGCCGGGCCCTGTCCTCCGGCGTGGCC